AAAAATAGACGAACACGAAAAACATTGGGGAATAGGATCATGAATTTAGAAGATTTAAAAAATGAGATTAAAAAAGAAGAAGGTTATCGACTAGAAGTTTATACCGATACAGAAGGATTCCCTACTGGAGGCTATGGTCATAAAATAATAGACGGTGAGAAAATTCCTACAACTAAAGAAGGTTGGGAAGAGTTATTTGAAAAAGATTTTTCTCGTGCTTGTGAAGGTGCCATGAATATATGTGGTGATTGGAACATTAAAGATGAAGCCAAAGCCATTATTATTCACATGGTTTATCAAATGGGTGAGGCAGGAGTTCGTAAGTTTAAACGTGCTTTAAGCCATTTAAAAAAGGCAGAATACAAGTATTGTGCGGGCGAAATGATGAATTCGCGGTGGGCAAATCAAACCCCTAATCGTGCAAAAAGACTTAGCGATCATATGGCTAATTTATAAACGTGGACATAATTCGATTTACAGACCATTTAAAAAAAATAATTAAGACTAGACAAAGTGACATTTCGTCTGCTATTAGTAATGGTAATGCAAAATCTTACGATGAGTATAAACAACTTGTCGGTGAGCATTTAGCATATACTAACATTTTACAGGAACTCTCGGACCTGCTAAAAAAACAGGAGCTAATAGATGACGAAACTGATAGTGCCTAAGCACTTAAAAGAAAAGGTAGAAAAACAGAAGGAAGAATCCGAAGCTGCAAAGCTACCAAATCCAACTGGCTGGAGACTTTTATTATTACCAGTTAGACTCCAAGAAAAAACAAAAGGCGGTGTTTACTTAACCGACGATACAATTAGCATGGCACAAATTGCCGGAAACGTTTGTAAGGTTTTGAAGGTAGGACCTTCTGCTTACAGAGATAAAGATCGTTTCCCTGATGGACCATGGTGCAAGGAAGGTGATTGGGTAGTTATTACCAAATATGCCGGATCCAGATTGTATATTGACGGTGGGGAATTGCGTGTTGTGAACGATGATGAAATCATTGCACAAGTCGACGATCCAATGAGTATTCTTCCGTCTAACGTAAAACTAGACAAGGTAGAAAGGTAGGTAGCCATGGCAGAAGATAAATCCAAAATGGTAGATATCGATACTTCCGGTGATGAAGTGGAAATTGTTTTAGATGAACAACAATCTAAAAATGAAAAAGAAACAAAAGATCACGGTGAAGTAAAAGAAGAAATAAGCGTTCAAGAAATAAAAGAAGAGAACGTTGAACAAGCACAAGAATCAGATGGTTTAGATGATTATAGTGAATCTGTTAAAAAGAGAATTGCTAATCTCACTAAAAAATATCGCGAAGCTGAAAGACAAAGAGAAGAGGCTTTAAAGTATGCTGAAGGATTAAGGAAGCAATACGAAGAAAGTCAAACTAAATACTCTCAGTTAGATAAAGGATATTTGAGTGAGTTTGAATCTCGAGTAACGACTCAAACTGAAGTTGTCAAAGACAATCTAAAAAGAGCCATACAAGCAAGAGATGCTGATGCTATTGTTAAAGCACAAGAACAGCTTGCTCAATTGACTCTGGACAATGAACGTCTCAAAGCAACGAAAAAGTTGGAAGAAGAGAAAGCTGCTCAACCTCAAACACAAGCAACTCCTCAACAGTATCAACAACCACAACCTCAACAACCCGTTCAACCCGATCCAAAAGCGGAAAAATGGGCAAGAGAGAACGCGTGGTTTGGTCAGGACGAGGCCATGACGTATGCCGCCTTCGGAATTCATAAAAAACTTATTGAAGAAGAAGGATTTGACGCACAGTCAGATGAATACTATAATGAAATCAATTCTCGAATGAGAAAAGAGTTTCCTCACAAATTTTCCGGTGAGGCAAATGTCGGAAAGCAATCGAAACCCGTCCAAACGGTTGCTTCTGCTAAGCGCGTAAATAAAGATGGACGCAGATCTGTAAGGCTCACACCCTCACAGGTAGCAATAGCCAAAAGGCTAGGTGTGCCGTTAGAAGAGTACGCTAGATACGTGAAGGAGGCGTAACAATATGGAAAATGAAACTAAACTTAATAAATCTTCACGCAAGTTGGAAACCCGTGAAATGAACGCTCGACCAAAAGCATGGGTACCACCTTCATCGCTCGAAGCGCCACAACCTGACGAAGGCTGGCATCATCGATGGGTACGATACGAATATCGTGGAATACCTGACGATAAGAATGTCAACGGTAGGTTAAGACAAGGGTATGAATTTGTTAAATCAGATACATACGGCGATCGTCTTGACATACCTGCAATAGCCGACGGAAAGTTCAAAGGCGTCATAGGAATAGGGGGACTTGTTCTTATGCGGTGTCCAGTTGAGATTAAGAAGCAACGTGATGCGTACTTCAAGTCTCAAACGGAAGGCCAAATGCAGAGTGTTGATAACGACTTAATGAAAGACGAGCACCCTAACATGCCAATCCATAGGGAAAGGCAAAGTAGAGTAAGCTTCGGCGGTCCAAAACCCGACGAAGATTAATTAACAAAAAAATATACTTAGGAGGTATATACAATGGCAAATAAAAACGCAGCCTTTGGTTTACGCCCATTAGCAAAGCTAGGCGGAAACTATAACGGTGGTGCTTTCACCACTTATGCGGTTAAGTCAGGTAATACCAGCGGTAATATTTTTGAGGGTGCAGTTGTAAAACTAGGATCTGACGGATATGTCGTCGCAGCAGGCGATAGTGACACACAAATTTTGGGTGTTGCGGGCGGTGTGGAATACACAGCAGCAGACGGTAAGCCGACATTTTCTAATTACTTTCCAAATACAACAGCAACTCAAGGATCCGCTGATATCAGCATTAGAGTATACGACGACCCGAATCAATTATTTTTGATTCAGGCTGATGGTACTTCTGCTCAGACTTCAATCGGAATGAACGCTGATGTTACTGGAAACGCAAACGGTAACACAACAAATGGTATATCAAGCGGAGCATTAGACTCATCTAGTCTATCAACTGCTGATTTAATGTTAAGAGTGGTTGGTGTAACAGCTGATCCTGATAATAACGACCTAGCTAGCAACAACGCTAACTTAATCGTTAAAATCAACGATCACTTCTACGCACCGAACACAGCAGGCGTATAGGAGGTTTAAACTATGGCTATATCAAGAAGTCAACTCGTTAAAGAGTTAGAACCGGGTCTAAACGCACTGTTTGGCTTGGAATATCAAAAGTACGAAAACGAACATGCTGAGATTTTTAATCAAGAATCTTCAGACAGAGCTTTTGAAGAAGAAGTAATGTTAACAGGTTTCGGTAACGCTCCTGTGAAGCAAGAAGGTGCAGCAGTAACATTTGACTCTGCAAACGAAGCTTACACAGCACGTTATTCACATGAAACCGTTGCTTTAGCATTCTCTATTACTGAAGAAGCTGTGGAAGATAATCTTTATGACAGATTATCAGCACGTTACACAAAAGCATTAGCTAGATCTATGGCACACACAAAACAGATCAAAGCTGCTAACGTATTAAACAATGCGTTCGCATCTTCTGGCGCAGCCGGTTCAAATCCCGGCGGTGACGGTGTGTCTCTTGTGAACGCTGCTCACCCAACTGTAGGTGGCGGAGCATTCTCAAATAGAAACTCAACTGATGCAGACCTTAACGAAACATCACTCGAGCAGGCGATGATTGATATTTCTCAATTCATCGATGAGAGAGGACTAAAGATTGCTGTACAAGCAAGAAAAATGATTGTCCCACCTCAATTAATGTTCGTAGCGGATAGAATCCTTAACTCAACATTGAGAACAGGTACAGCCGACAATGACATCAACGCATTAGTGAACATGTCAATGTTGCCTGAAGGTTATAGAGTAAATCACTATCTAACAGATACTGATGCATACTTCATCATGACCGACTCACCTAATGGATTCAAGCACTTCGTGAGAACTCCATTAGCGACAGCTATGGAAGGTGATTTCGATACAGGTAACGTGAGATACAAAGCTAGAGAGAGATATTCTTTCGGTTTCTCAGATCCACGTTGTGTATACGGTTCACAAGGTTCCTAATAGGAACATTTGTTTTTTCATAAACAAATACTTTCAAAAAGGGCGGTTGTATCCGCCCTTTTTTTATGTTTTAATAGAATTACTAGCATAACATAGATTACATGGACTGAGCTAGTCAGACGGTATAGAGACCATGTGATCGGTCTATACAACCTAGGAGGTTTATAATGGCAAATACTACTTTTTCAGGTCCAGTAAGATCCGAAAATGGTTTCGATTTTGTAACCAAAAACGAAACTACTGGAACTGTCACAACCAATGCTACTTATGGCAAGGGAGTTACTGGTGGCGTTCAATCTTTATCAGGTGCAGGTGCAGTTGATACAACTAACTTAGTAACTGAATTAACTACTACTGGTGCTAACGCATTAACACTTGCAAATGGAACTGCTGGTCAAATCAAAATTATCACTATGATTGTTGATGGTGGAGATGGAACTTTAACTCCAACTACTTTTGCAAATGGAACTACAATTACTTTTAATGATGCAAACGACACAGTGATGTTACTTTATGCTAACACAATTGGTTGGGTTATTATTGCTAATAGTGGCGCAACAGTAGCGTAAGGAGGTAAACAATGGCCTTCGATAGTGATGTTTTAGTTAAAGGTGCGGCAGCCAATACCACTACTACAATAAATACTCAACGTTCTCGTTTAAAAGGATTTATTATTGGTGTGGGAGCAGGCAACGGAACCGTTACTTTTAACGACGGTGGCACTGCTAAATTCAATGTAGCTGTGACAGCTAGTACGTCAGATGTCGCGATGAACATTCCTGAGCAAGGAGTTGTCTTCACGTCAAATCTGAATGTAACT